CAGTACTCAAACATTTCAGTAAAATTAATCCATCATTAACCATTCATCCGGGCAATACTCTAAAAACCATTTCAAAATCTAGTACAGTATTATGCACTGCTAATGTTAAAACTTCTTTTGAAAGTAAATTTTCCATTGGTGATCTAGACAGATTTATTTCAGCACTAAGTTTATTTTCTGATCCAGAATTAACATTTAATAAAGATCACTTGGTAATAATCGATTCCTTTGGAAAAACTGTTAAGTATGTTTTTGCCGATGAAAGAGTAATTATCCAGCCACCGACAAATATTCCGCGTCTTCCTGAAAAAGTTGCTGAAGTTACAATTTCCAATGAAGTCTTTAAATCTGTTGATAAAGCAAAATCCATTCTGGATATTCCAAACATTGTTATTGTAGGTGATGGATTTAATGTTTACATTAAGTGTCTAGATATGAAGAATTCAACTTCTGATAATTTTTCAATGAAGATCGGCGAAACTGATAAGAATTTTTCTGTTGTATTTAAGCATGAAAACCTTAAGTTAATTCCAGTAGATTACAATGTTACTTTATATAAAGGAATTGCGCAATTTGTTTCAGTAGATGGAGATATTGAATACTTTATTGCTATTGAAGATAAAAGTAAATATGAATAATTGAAAAATGGAGTGAAAGTAAATGTTATATGATGCTTCTGAATATCTTTGGGTTGAAAAGTATCGTCCTAAGATTATTGATGATATAATTCTACCCGCTTCCTTGAAGAGTACTTTTAAGGATATTATCAATCAAGGTAATATTCCAAATCTTCTTTTATCAGGTACATCTGGAGTTGGCAAGACTACCATTGCAAAAATTCTTTGTGAGACTCTAGACTGTGATTATATGATTATCAATGCATCTAAGGATGGTAACATTGATACATTAAGAAATGAAATTCAAAATTTTGCTTCATCTGTTTCATTCAGGGGTTCTAGGAAGTATGTGATTCTTGACGAGAGTGATAATCTAAATCCAAATAGTACTCAAATGGCGCTAAGAAGTTTTATGGAAGAGTTTTCCATTAACTGTGGATTTATCTTTACTTGTAATTATAAGAATAAGATTATTCCAGCAATTCATTCTAGATGTTCTGCTATTGATTTTACTATTTCAAATCAGGAAAAAGCAAAATTAGCTTCTTTATTTTTTAAAAGAACTATTTCTATTCTTGAAAATGAGAATATCAAGTTTGATATTAAAGTAGTTGTAGAACTAATTAATAAGTATTTTCCGGATTGGAGAAGAATTATTAATGAACTTCAGATGTATTCTTCTTCTGGTGTAATTGATTCCGGAATCTTATCTAAATTTAAAGATATGCCATTGAAGGATTTAGTTTCCTTTATGAAAGAGAAGAATTATACTGAACTTAGAGGATGGATTTCTGAGAATTTTAATACTGATCAAGTTGGATTCTTTAGAAATTTCTATGAGAATGCTTCGTTATATCTGACAACTCAGTCTATTCCAAACTTAATTCTACTTATTGCAAAATATCAGTTTCAAGCAGCATTTGTTGCTGATCAACAAATTAATTTTCTAGCATTCTTAACTGAATGCATGATTGAGTGTTCCTTTCTATGAAAACACCAGTAAAGGAACGAGTTTTAGGAAAGGAGAAAACTGATAAAGTTCAGTATGATTGGAGATTTGAAAATTCTATCAATCAAAAAACTGAATATCTTGAGGACCTGACACAATATTCTCAATGGAGAACTGATAGATATCTATCCAATTTCATTGATACTATTATGTATGTTAATGATGTTAACTTAAATCCACCGTTAGATGATAAACTGCATTATGATTACTTATTTCATTCTATTAAGAAAAGAAACCGTTTTTATAAAAAGAAAAAATCTATTGAAGATAAAAACTTTCTTCTAATTTCAGAAGTTTATAAATACAATAAGCAAAGAACTAGAGAAGCATTAAAGATTCTCACTTCTGAACAGATTGAAATAATAAGAAAAATAAAAGAAGGTTGAATATTATGGATAAAGATGTATTAGCTTCATTAATTGAAATTTCTATTAGGGAAGAAGATTTTCTAAAAATCAAGGAAACTTTAACAAGAATCGGTATTCTTTCCAAGAAAGAAAAGAGACTTTGTCAGTCCTGCCATATCTTCCACAAACAAGGCAGATACTATATCACTCATTTTAAAGAAATGTTTGCTTTGGATGGAAAGGAAACTAATTTTACAGAAGATGATATTGCTCGTAGAAATAAGATTATTTTACTTCTAGAAGAATGGGGACTTTTGAAAGTTCTTCCGTCGTGTAAGGATCGAATTTTATCACCAATTTCAGATATATCTTCTATAAAGATTATTGCATTTTCTGAAAAGGATAGTTATAATCTAGAATCTAAATATTCTATAGGGAAAATTAAGAAGTAATGTTTAATTGGTTGTGGAAAGTTAAAAAATTACCTGAAACCCCATCTGACATTAAAGTTCAAAGAATAATAGATCTATTGTTTCCTCCTATGGAATTACATTCTCAACCTGATGAACATGGAGATGAGATTAAATTCCATATTGATAGTAGTATAGATGCAAATCTTGATGCAGTACTTTCAGATCTAGAAGATGGTAATAATGATAAAGCTTGTTGGGAAACTCTGAATGATTCTATTAAACGCCTAGCAAAAGTCAGACATATTCTACAAGCTTATAATGATTTCGATCCAAAATCTAAATATATTATTGTAGAAAATTCTTCAGATACTAGAAAAAATGATCTAATATCTACAAATGATCCATATAATATTTAATCACCGATAATTTTAACTGCTTTAGTTTCAAAATCTTTAATTGCCATAATAGAATTGTAACAAATTCTGTTGTTCTTAAATAAAGTGACTAAATAATTGGCAATATCTTGGTCTGTTAATTTATCAACATTTTTTAATCTAGACATCGTTGGGCAATTATACATATTGTTAGGTGGAATTAAAGCTTTATATTTAGTTGATACAACGATTTCCGGTTGACCACATGCTGTTAATAATAAAATTGGAGTTATAAATAGTAGTATTCTATACATCAATTAATTCCATTCAGGTTTTTAATAGTATTTTTCAATAAATCAGATGCAGGTCTATTCACGTTGGGTGGTACTGAATTAATATAACTTTGAAAATTATCGGTATTATTTGTTAAGGTATTATTCTTAATTGTCATATTACCAGTAATATCCTGAGCTAACATTTGAGTTTTAAACATATCTTCTTTTAGTTTTTCAGTATCCTTGGTAATTTGCTCAATTTGTTTAGCATTATATGAAATTAGAGCATCATGCTGTATTTTAATTTTCCAAATGTAATAAGCACAAACTAATATTATTGTAATGATTAGTAATTCTAGAATTGCTCGTGTATATTTATTATTTAGTATTATTAAAAACATGATAGGCTCCACCTCAAGTTTGTAATATTATTTATATATAAATATTCATAAAGAAAGGGTTTAACTATGGAAGCTAAAATTTCTACAGAAAATTTATCAAATTATAGAATAGTCGATGAAGCTGAAGTTCTTAAACATGCTGAAACTTATAGAAAGTTGTGTCCTTCTAATGAGAATATATTTCAGCTAGCTTATGATAATGGTATTCTATATAAAGCTGCTGAATTAACGCCTCTTTATATAGTAGATATAAATTCTAACCGAGTTGGCGTAACTGCCAAAGAACTAATTAATGTAACTTATCATTGACAATTCACATATCAATGATATAATTAAAAGTTAATAATGATAAATTTATTTAATTAAATGGAAGGATTAAACCCCTTCCATTTTAGTATGAGGAATTACCTATTTGAGTGAGAAATTTTATACTAATGTTTATATGCGTGGTAATACTATTTTTTATCGTGGATATGATATGGGGCTTCCGGTAAAAGAGAAAATTAAGTATTGCCCATATCTATTTATTCCTAAGAATGATGGTAAATATAAATCAATCTCTGGCGAAAGATTTGAGAAACTTCAATTTGATTCTATCAAGGAAGCCAGAGATTTTTCTAGGCAATATGAAGATGTAGCCAATTTTAAAATCTATGGACTTGATAAATTTTCATATCTATTCATCTATGATCAGTTTCCGAACCATATTAATCATGATCCAGATCTGATTAGAAAAGTTACTATTGATATCGAATGTAAAGCAGATGCTGGATTTCCTTCCATCGAAAAAGCTGATAAAGAAATTACAGCCATCACAATTAGATTTAGAGGTAAGAATTTTTCATTCGGTTGTGGGGAATTTACTCCACTAGATTCTAGAACTGAATACATTAAGTGTAAAGATGAATACGAACTTATACTGTCATTTATTCAGACCTGGGAAAGCATAAATCCGGATGTTGTTACTGGGTGGAACATAGAGTTCTTTGATATACCTTACTTAGTCAATAGAATTAGACTTCTATTCAATGATTCTGCTTGCAATAGACTTTCTCCATGGAAAATGATTGATTCTCATGAAGTAGAATATCACAATAAGATTAATGTTTGTTATACTTTTGTCGGTATTACTACTCTAGATTACTATCAACTATATAGGAAGTTTTCATTTTCCAATTCAGAATCATATAAGCTCGATTATATAGCTCAAGTAGTCTTAAAAGAAAAGAAACTTGATTATTCTGAATATGGTTCTTTACTTGAACTTTATAAGAATAATTTCCAGAAATTCATAAGTTATAATATTTTAGATTGTGTATTAGTTGATAAACTTGATGATAAACTTGGTTTTATTGATCAGGTTATTGCTTTTGCATATTCAGCTAAGGTGAATTTTACTGATACATTAACTACTATTCGCCCATCTGATATGATTATTCATGCTCATTTGATGAATAACGGAATAGTAATTCCGCCAGTTAAGAAGAATACTTTAACTCAAACTCTAATGGGAGGACATGTTAAACCGCCAAAGATTGGTAAAAGTAGATGGGTTCTGTCTTTCGACCTAGATTCACTGTATCCACATCTTATCATGGAATTTAATATTTCACCAGAGACGTTTATTGAAAGACTTGAGAATTTTACATCAATTCCAGATCTAGTTAAGAAGCAGCAATTTGATAAAAACTCTGGAATTTCATATGCTGCAAATGGTTGCACTTATAGAAAAGATATTCAAGGATTTCTTCCAGCAATTATGCAAGAACTTTATGATGATAGAGTCAAATATAAGAAGGCAATGCTTGAGGCTAAGAAGAAGTTTAATGAAACAAAAGATCCTAAGTATGAAAAGGAAATTTCCAGATATCATAATCTTCAACTATCTAAGAAGATTTCATTAAATTCATTTTATGGCTCTTTAGCGAATCCGTACTTTAGGTGGTTTGATTTTAATTACGCAGAAAGTATTACATCTTCAGGCCAATTAGTAATTATGTGGACTGAAAGAAAACTTAATGAATATTTGAATAGGATTCTTAAAACTAATGATATTGATTATGTAATTGCTTCAGATACTGATTCTATCTATCTTGAACTTGAAAAGGTTGCTCTTCTAATTGGTGAAGGTAAAACTGATAGAGAAATTTCATATCTACTTGATCAGTTTGCCCAAGATAAGATTGAACCTTATCTAGCTAAAATTTATCAAGAACTTGCAGAATATATGAATGCTTATCAGCAAAAGATGCATATGAAGCGTGAAACTATCGCTGATGTAGGTATCTGGAAAGCTGCTAAGATGTATGTTTTGAATGCCTATGACATTGAAGGTGTAGAATATAATCCTCCTATTATCAAGGTTACTGGTCTAGAAGCAGTCAGAAGTTCTACTCCACAAGTTTGCCGAGAGAATATCAAAGAAGCTTTAAAGATTATTTTGAATGGAACAGAACCTGAATTTCATAAGTTTGTAGCAAAATTTCGTGAAAAGTTTGACACATTAACGTTTGAACAAGTGGCAAGCCCTAGAAGTGTTAATAATATGACAGTATATGCAGATAAGCAAGATATATATAAAAAAGGTACACCTATACAAGTTAAAGGTTCATTGATTTTCAACAGTCTATTAGATAAATATAATATAATCAGTATACCCAAGATTTCCGATGGTGATAAAGTAAAATTTGCTTATTTGAAAGTTCCTAATCCAATTCAGTCTACAGTAATCAGTTCAGCTGATACTATTCCATCTGAGTTTGGTATTGACGATTATATTGATAAAGATATGCAGTTCTCTAAAACCTTTATTAAACCTGTAGAAGAAATTGCTTCTATCATTGGTTGGAGTACAGAACATAGAGCAACATTGAAGGGATTCTTCAGTTGAGTTTATCTGATTTTATAGATGGTCCAAATAGTAAAAATATCTTCGTCTTCGGTTCAAACAGGGCAGGCAGACAGTTATAAATATTTGTTTTTGGATCTAATTAAGGTGAACGTAGGATAATATTTATAAATAGACATATCAATATTATAAGGATATGATATGTCTAATATTTTAATAGAAGAAACAATAGTTAAATTTGGTTATAATCCGCTCGAATTGAAGTCTACTAGTGAAAAACTTGTAATATGTTTTTGCAAAATATGTAAGACCATTAGAGAGAAAAAGTTTCGACATTCACATCAAATTTGTTTAAAATGTAGCAATTGTATAAATGCTAGAACCAGTAAAGAAAAACGAACCAACACCCTTAAAGAAACCTGGAAAAGAATAGGTCATCCTCGTCTAGGTATAAAACATACTGAATATAGTAAACAATTGATGTCAGAACACAGTTTAGGTAGAAAACACACTGAAGAAACTAAATTAAAACTTTCTATAGCTAATAAAGGTGAAAAGAACGGTTTTTACGGTAAACACCATAAAGAAGAATCTAAACGTTATGGTAAAGATAATAATATGTTTGGAAAAGTTCCGGCACATTGTAAAAAAGTTTGGTATAAGGACACATGTTTTAGAAGTACATGGGAATCTAAAACTGCAGAATATTTTGATAAGAATAATATTTTATGGACTTATGAAACAGATATAATAGAAATTAATTACAGTTTTGAAGATAAAGAAAAAATTTCGACTTACAGACCAGATTTTTTTCTAATTAATGAAGGAAAGTATATTGAAGTTAAGGGTCATTGGAGATATGGATATAAAGAAAAATTTGATGCTGCTCTAAAAGTATCAAAATATCCTATAGAATTGTGGGATAGAATAGTGTTGAAAGAAAAGGGTATATTATGATAACTGATGAGGTAGATTCTAATAGTATCTTCTGCTTTTCATCGAATTTGCAAGGCAGACACGGCAAAGGAGCTGCTCTACATGCTTATACCAACTTTGGAGCAGAATATGGAGTAGGAGAAGGTCTGCAAGGAAGATCTTATGCTATTCCGACTAAAGATAAGTTTATCAAGACTTTGCCGATTTACGAAATTTATCGGCATGTTAAAACCTTTATCAATTTTGCCAAGGATCATCCCGAATATACTTTTCATTTAACTCCAATTGGTTGTGGCCTTGCTGGTTATAAATATGAAGAGATAGCACCGCTATTCACATTTGCACCAGAAAATGTGATTTTACCAGACGAGTTTATAGGAGCATTAAAAGAAAACATGAATATAGATGAAGAAAATGATTTTGGATTTTCCTTGGTTTCAGAGGATGATGTAAAAAAAAAGGAAGTAATTCTAAAGAAGCAAGTAGAACACCATGCAAATAATACTAAGAAGGTTGTTTTTAAAACTTCGGAAATTCTAGAGAAAATGCGAGGTTTAATCATGCCATTACTATTAAACCTCGCCAAGGAAAAAGACAAGAGTTATATCTATTGGCCAAACAGAACTGAAAAGATTGAAGCATTTATTGATAAGATGAATTCCTTTATTGAGGAGAATTCTGTTCTAGGTGATTCTACTGAAGAAGTTCTAGATTTTAATATAAATGATTGATTACATAGCATTATTGATAGCACTCTGTTTATCAGGCGTTTCTGGCTTCTATTCTATAGTGGGTCTAACTGCAATATTCTCTTCAGCATTTT